CTTTGAGAAGAAGGGTATTATTAAAGAGCAAGGTAATCGTTTAAAGTATACCGACTCTAAAGGTAAAGAGTTCCTCGAATATCGTAAGAAGTGGACTGGAGAATTGTTGAATATGGTCATGAATGACTATATACATATTAAGCCAGCAGAGTTACCTGATAATGTTCTGTTGGTCGACGATGAAACAGGAGAAATACTAGTATGAACGAAGACTTATTTTTAGAGATTTGGGATCTCGTGCGTGAATATGGAGACAAGAAGCAGACTAGCGTAATCGCTACTAAGTTTATTGATCTCCTAAGTGAGAACGGAATCAAGGAGAGTACATTAGCCAATATGTCTGGCCACGATGATGATCTAGACGAAGCTATCAAGGAAATGCTCGCTGAAGATCTCGATGATGACTCTTACAATTACGACGACGAGTAATATATGACCTGGTATACTAAAGTAAGTCAAGACCTTTCTAATATTCCCTACGCTATAGATTTCTTTGAAAGAGAATTGCTCGATGCAAAGAAAGAAGTAAAAATCGTAGGGAATATTGAAAAGGCAGCAGCAAGTATGCCAGGTATTGTTGAGCATCGATATAATCAATTGCAGGAAATCGAAGCTATCCTCGAATATCTAAATATCGAACTCCGCCGTCTACGCAGTCAATTCTTTAAGAAGTATCTTGAAAATTACCAACGTGCTCTTAGTAGTAGAGATTGTGAGAAATATGTAGACGGCGAGAACGATGTAGTAGACTACGAAAAGATCATTAATGAATTTGCACTACTGCGTAACAAATGGTTAGGCATTATTAAAGCTTTGGATATTAAACAATGGCAACTTAGCAATGTTATCAAGCTAAGAGTCGCAGGAATGGAAGATGCAAACCTATGATGTTTATAGAAGATTTAGTACTTCTCGTTAATGACAATCATCTAGATTATTCTAAGATCCCTTCTAAGGATATTAGTTTAATAGTTAATGTATCAAAGCAACTGAGGAATAATGTACTAATGACTAAAGGGCAAGCTGATCTGTTAGTAAAGATACTAACAGAGAATCAGCATGGTATTAATATTCCGTCACTTGGACAGTCACTTGAGTCTCCTCAATTTAAGTTTAAATTTAGGCAATTGGATATGACTCGCAAGATATTTTTATACGGAAACGATCGCAAGTCTATAGCTATCAAGTACCCTTTTAATAACAAGCTTAACAACTTATTAAATTCAATTTCTCGTACTGAGTTTGATAAGAAAGAAAAAGCATACATAGTTCCATTAACAGAAAAAAATATATTTACAGTAGTTGAAAAGTTCTCCTCACAGGATTTTGTTATTGATCCTGAGATACTCGGATGGTATGAACAGATAAAAGAAATCAAGAACAACAGTGAGTTATATGCGCCAACTGTTGAGTTTAATAATGGACTTGTATTAAACAACGCTAATCAACATCTAACTCGTTACTATAACGATAACAAGTTAGACAGCCTGCTACCAAATTTATTTCTAGCCAAATCTCTTGGTATTACTATTAGTGATACTGTTAGACTAGAAGTAGAAAAAGAAAATCCAAGCGATATCACTAAACATATAATCTATTCTGAGAAGAGTAAATTCTTTATATCACCAAAGACTACTAATATATCTAACATTATACATTCTTTAAAAGAAACCAATGCTTGGCCTTTATTAGTAATTACAGATGATAGCAATCTCTCTACTATAGAGAATTGGTATATTGATCTAATTAATAATTTTATTAGTGAAAAAGAAATTAGTGTGATGTTTAGAAGTAATACTAATAAAGAAATGAATACGTTTATTAGATCAAAGAATCTAAACAATCTAGTTGATGAGACTACTAAAGTTGTTTTCATTAAGCAGAAGGTATCTAAAGTATTACTCAAGATAAATTTTAAGCCAAAAGTGATATTAGGTACTTCTAGATACTACGCACACTTCTCTGCACAGAAAATGGTTGACAGCCACCCCGTAGTGTTGTACTATACAGATCAAGTATCAAGTTTGGACCATATCAGTGTTGACATGTAAACTAATAATCAAAGATGAAGTTAACATAAAGTTTGAGGGACTTAGTCTAGAAGCTAGACGTAAACTAGCTAATAAGTTTAAGTTTGAAGTTCCTTGGGCCAGGCATCAACCCAGCTATCGTTTAGGTCGCTGGGATGGTACTGTTGCTTTCTTTGGTGTTGGTGGTACAGGGTATATCAATCAACTTAATGAGATCCTTCCTATACTTGAAGATCTAGATTATGATATTGAAGTAGAAGATCTGCGCACACACGTATCAACTGAATTTGAAAAGATAACAGAAGAATTTTGGGGAGATCGAACCTGGCCAGAAGGACATCGATTTGCTGGACAACCTATACGTCTAAGAGACGATCAAGTTGATGTTGTTAACAGCTTCTTGACTAATACGCAAGCATTACAGGAAGTTGCTACTGGCGCAGGTAAGACCATTATGACTGCTACACTTAGCAAGATATGCGAGAAGTACGGCCGTACAATGATTATCGTTCCTAATAAGAGTCTAGTTGAACAGACCGAGGAAGATTATATCAATTGCGGATTAGATGTCGGAGTTTACTACGGCGATCGTAAAGAACTCAATAAGACACATACTATCTGTACTTGGCAGAGCTTAAACATACTAGATAAGAAAAGCCACGATGGTGATTCATTAACACTTGCTGAGTTTATTGAAGGTGTTGCTGCGGTTATCATTGACGAAGTACATCAAGCTAAGGCAGATGTATTAAAGAAATTATTAACTGTTAACTTTGCCAGAGCTCCGATACGTTGGGGATTAACAGGAACTGTTCCAAAAGAAAAGTTTGAATACGAGTCTATCCGTTGTTCAATAGGTGAAGTTATTAATAGAGTAACAGCACATCAGTTACAGGAAAAAGGTATATTGGCACAGTGTCATGTTAATATATTACAGGTAACTGATGTTAAAGAGTTTAGATCATATGCAGACGAGTACAAGTATCTAGTTACTGATCCTGATCGTATTGATTGGATCGCGAGTAAGATTAAAGAGATTGTTGCTACAGGCAATACTTTGATACTAGTAAATAGAATCGAAACAGGAAAAATGTTAATCGAGAGGATACCGGATGGTGTATTCGTTAGTGGTGCTGTTAAAACAAAAGATAGAAAAAGTGAGTATGACGAGGTTAAAACAAGCGACGATAAGATTATTGTTGCGACCTATGGAGTTGCTGCTGTTGGTATTAATATTCCTCGTATTTTTAATCTGGTATTGCTGGAACCCGGAAAGAGCTTTGTCCGAGTTATCCAGTCTATTGGTAGAGGTATTAGACCGGCGGAAGATAAAGACTTCGTACAGATCTGGGACATAACATCAACTTGCAAATACGCAAAGAGGCATCTAACAGAGAGAAAGAAATTTTATAAGGACGCGAAGTATCCCTTCGCAGTCACTAAGACAAATATATAAAGTGGGAATGAAATGCAGATACTAACATTAGATAATAAAGCTTTTAATTTAAATAACTTACCAGATGAGATTGACGAAGACCTACGATTTTCAGTATTAGATAATAGTAATCCAAACGAACCCGATTTCTTTTTTATCCCACTAGTGTTCCTTGAAAGTTTTAATGCTCCAGCTGTTGTTCTTAAGATTGGAAACTACGAAGTACAGATGCCCTTAGACTGGAGTATAGTAGTTGGATGCCACGAAAGCGGAAATGATCTAGAAGTTATTTCTCTAACAAGTCTAACTAATAGAGGGTTTGATGCGTTTGTTTTTAATCCAATAACTGATTTTAAGTTTAGCTTTCTAGAAGTTGAAATACTAAATGTCTATATGGATTTCAAATGGTACTTCCCTAAAATGAAAAACGGACAGCTGTTGGCAGTTCCACTTAGAGAAGGTGACAAACCGCCCTGTGTTTTCTTTGTTAAAGATATAAGCAGGCAGAGTGAAATCATACAGTACGCGAAGTTAATGTAATGGATGAGAGCGACGATATAGAATGGATATATGAATCTCCGGATAACGGTAACACCATATATCGTCGTAGGATTAAAACTGATGAACGAGAACTATTTCGTAGATACGAAAACAATCTGTTTACATATTCTGACTTTAACGAAATCAAACGATTGGCGGAAAATAATGCAGCACTCAAAAAAGCTCTTGATCATCTCCTCTTATTGTATTATACTATAAAAGATGACAAAACTATCTCTTAAAGAAATCATAGCAGCTATCGATCTAGATAGTAAGTCACTATGGGACGATATCGATGACGATCAACGCAAAGCATTAAAAAGTGAGCTTTGGATATTAAATAGATACGCTAGCAGCGTAAAGACTAGCGATCGCAAAAAAGCTGAACATTACGTATTAGCAGTAAATGAATTCTTTAATAAGAATTGGTTTGAACTTAGTAAGCATCCTAAACTACAATGGCAATTGCTATGTATGTGTAACTACAATGCTGAGACAGTGTTTTTCCACGAATGGATTAGTTTAGCAGGCAAGAAGAAGGGTATGGGTAAAAAGATCAAAGTATTAGAATCTCTATATCCACATATGAAACAAGACGAATTAGAACTACTAGCGGAGATAAATTCTAATGCTGATGTTAAAGAGCTCGCCCGCGAACTTGGATGGGAAGAAAAGGATCTCAAAGATCTCTAACTTCCAATGCAGATTCTGTAACAAGACCTTTGTTAAGGAGAAGACCTTGGCAGTGCATATGTGCGAACCAAAGCGTAGATATATGCAAAAGGATGAACGCAGGGTGCAGAGCGGGTTCTATGTATACAATAGATTCTTTAAGACTACACAGAACAGCCGAGAAGAAAAGACCTACGAAGATTTTTGTAAAAGTCCCTATTACAATGCTTTCGTAAAGTTTGGCAGCTTTATGAGCAATGTTAATCCACTATATCCTGATAGATATATTGATTGGATCGTCAAGAGCGGAGTAGCATTAGACAAATGGTGCAGAGAAGAACTCTACGACAAATATGTACTTGATCTGATCAAGGGCGAGCAAGTAGAGTCTGCTTGCGAACGCACGATAAATACTATGTGCGAATGGGGAGATAAAAACAACGCAGATTGGAATCATTACTTTCTATACGCAAATTTAAATAGAATAACATATGATATTCGTGACGGCAAGGTTAGCCCTTGGGTGTTGTTAAATTGTGATAACGGTGTTGCAGCACTTAAGAAAATGACA